CGTTCATATTCTCTTTGTAGTGTAAAAAATTCCTTTACACTTATCTCCTTTGTCTTAATCCATTGCCCTAACCACTTCGACATGTGGATTAACATCTCATCAATGCCTACTCCACCGCCTGCAGTGTTCAAAATGTTTCTCAATCTGGTCTCTTCCATCTCTATCAAGGTCAATTTAAACCGATCACCTGTAATAACATACTCCAGTTCCTGTATTGCCTTGTCTTTTATCACTTTCAATATCTTTGCATGGACCTTGGAAAGTCCAAACTCCTTAATGTACTCATCATGGAGCTGTTCCCATGCTATCAAATCATTCTGTTCTGTGCCCTTTTCAGCTCTTCTAACGAACTTTATCTCACCATTCAGACATTTATACCAATTATAAATTGGTAAGTCCTCAATACTCAGATAATATCCTTCTAATTTCTTTATCGTATCTCTCGAGGAGTTCGACTTGAAGTTTGTTTTTACTTTCTTCAGTAAGTCCGACAATATCTTCTCCATATTTTAAAAATAAATCTGTGCCTGTGTCTTTAATTGAATCTGCATCTATCTCAAAAAAATCTTTTCCCAACAAAAATACCATACTTCTGTAGAAATCACCAGTATCAAATAATGTGTAATGATCGCCCGCTTTTTTCTCTCCATTAGACAATAATTCAGTTAAATATGAATATGAATCATTGCCTCTTGTATCTGTAATTCTTTCACCAGTTCCATCGAAACCTTTAATTAACTGATCACCTTGTATGTATTCTACAATGATAGTAGTTTGTAACGTCTTATCCAAAAAAACTCTCTTCCAAACCTCATCTGGCTTTAAAAAAGCTGCAATATTATCCAGTAAGTTGATAGCCTCCTCCATTTCAAAATCAAAGGTATAAAAAAAGACTCGCACATTTCTGCACGAGTCTCTTTTTTGAGTTTATAGTTTGAACTATTATACTGTGAATGTCACAGATCCAGTGAATCCATCCTTAACAACTGACACTGTATAAGTATCACCTACTGTAAGTGATTTTAACAATGTGTAAGTTCCTGCAGGTAATTCAGATACAGCTGTTGGAGATCCTAATGACAATTGGTTGGTTACATCAAATATCTCCCAGTCAGACGTAGATGTCACACCTTGAAGTAAGATAGGGTTCAATGCTGTACCATAATCAAATGTCGCCTCTAACACAACTTGTGAAGCAGATGATGATGTCTCAACTAAGTTAACATCAATCAATCCAGTCAATGTGTTGAAGTCAAGGTTTGCCTCTGTTGCTGTAATCATGTACATAGTTGAATCATCAAACAAACGATCAAAGTCGAATGTTAACATGATTTTCTGTACAGTTGAATCAGTTGCGAACATAAATGTAGGGTTCCATGATTGGTTGTCTACAGGGATAGGATATAAATATCCATTCACTTTTGAACCAATTAAGTTACCTGTTACGTCAACAACGTACACTCCGAAGTTTACACAACGGCCTGCTTTCATTTTACCTAATAAGGTTGGAGTTGAATCCTCTCCCCACAACTCACCAGTGAATGATCTTTTACCTTCTCTTAAGAATGCCATACGTCCTGAGTTAGCCTCTTCAAATTGAGACTCTGCCTTTGGTAATTCTACATTCTCAAATGCCGGTAAAGGGAACCATCTCTTTGATGCATCTGGCTCATTTACTAAGCTATTCCATGTTGGAAGTGGAGCAGATAAATCTATCCCGTTCAATGTTCCATCATTGGCATTCAATGGAACCATTATTAATTTACTTGTTACGCTCTGAATAGGAACGCACCCTGGTCTACCTGTGTTGCCAAGACCAGCATTACAATTACATCCTGCCATTTTTTCTATTTTTTAGCATTTACAATTCTGTTTATATTTCGTTAATTTTATTCGTAGCTCAACACCACTTAAATTTGCATCCAATATGTTTTGAAAATAACCATTTGCCTGCTCAGTTCCAAACCGAGTGAAGTTCACAACTTCGTATCCTTCCAGAGTTTTATATGATGGACTGTTATCAATCACCTCAATGAACTTGCCAGCGAGCTTACTCATTGGAACAACAACATTATCAATGTGGTCCTTAGTGTAGTAGTTCACAATGTCAGTCTCATCAAGGAAAAATATCCTTAAATCACTCTCCCATTCGTAAACACTTTCACGTCCAAACTTTTGATATCTCACATCATGCAACAACCATACTAATGGAGTCTTTTGTGTGAGGTCATTGCTGACTGCTGTCCATTCATTATTGGCTGCTATCTTAGTTCCTGGCACAAAGTAAGGCTGTGGAAGTGTCAACACCCCTGTGGCATTACCTGCCTGAATCCACTCATCTGTCTCAATGGCTGTGATTAACAATTGACCATTAATAGGATCTGTGATATACTTTCCAACCCTCGCATAGGACGTATCACAAGTAATTGTCTTTTGCTGAATTGGATCATACAACCCAAGTATCTCATTATCTATCTGAGCAACTAAATCCTCAACTGCCTGTGATACATCCTGTGTCATAACCAATATGCTGTTAATTTAGGAACTCCTCTGAACTTTCTATAATCACCTATGCCAACATATGTAAGCTCTATTGTTGCATCATTATTCCCACCTGGTAAAGTGAACGTGTCACCTATTGTGTAGCCGGTTCCTGTTTGTGTTATGGTAACCTCATCAACTACTCCTGAGCCATCCTCTATGATGTCAACTTTCAACCCTGTGCCTGTGCCTCCTGTTAAACTTACATTTGTTTGATTGACATATCCAGTGCCCCCACTTGTCAAATTCAGTGTAACTGCCTGACCTAATGGGGGAGCTGTGGTATATCTTATGAAATCTCGAATTGAATTATAGGACCGTATTGCCTCATTATAACGAGTGTACATCATGCTGAATAAAGTATTAGCCACTGTACTGTTCTCATTATCTGGCTTAACTAATCCTATTGGCGTGATTTGATTACTCAAGTCTTTGACATATTCAAAATAAATAAATCCTTTCAACATCTCTTTAATCCCCTCTGAGTCCAATTGATTTACACCCTCATATATTCCATTGAAATAATAAAAGTTGTATCCAATGTCCTCCGATAATGGATTGAATAAGACTAAGAAATTAGGGCTTTGAGGTACATTGTTTAATAGGTCACTTTTAAACTCATTGTAAAAAGTAATTCCAAACAACTCCTTCAAATATCTTGGCTCATACCGGTTGATATAATCCTGCAATTTAGCCTGATCATACATACCTGTAGATACTTGATATTTGCCCGTAAAATCTTGAATTGAAAGTATCATTTTATTTTATTTTACCATATCCTTTTTTAACCAATGCCTCTGCCTTTGAGCCTAACATCTTCCATATTTGACCTTTTGCAAGGCCAGGGAAGGTGCCATTGCTAATGAATGTATATTCTTTGGATGGATCTAAGCTCACAGCCTCAACAGTTTCAACCGCCTCAACCTGTGGTGCCTCAATCTTATTCTCAAGTTCTACATTAGCAACTTTCTTTTTGCGTGGTTTCTTTTCCATATTGGATTGAATTTTAGTCGTTGATTAGAGCTATATCAGTTGCGATATCTGATTGAACAAACGCATTAACATCATTACCTTTGATGTAAGCTACCAAACGAGCCTCACATAAGATAGTAACCATGTTACGAGTAAAGTCATCATTCTCATATCCTACTGACATGTTCATGTCCTCTCTGAACTTGATGTTGAATTTAGTGAAGTCACCAACAACCAAAGTACCTGCAGTGATGTTGTTTGAAGATACGATAGTCAAACCAGCCAACATCATATTAGCATCCCAAAATGCAGGATAAGTGTACTCACCAGATGATGTCTTAGTCAACTCAATTTTAGCAACATCCTCTGGGTTTAATACTACGTGAGTAGGTTGAAAATTAGCAGCTTGAATCTGAGCCTTAGCAACTCTGATTAAGTCAGAAATGTTTGCTCCTGGGATAGTACCTGCAAATGTACCTGCAGAGAATGCCGGTGCAACAGATAATAAACCATTTAAGTCAACACCACCGTTACCATTTACTAATGAAAAATCAATGTTTTGCTCAATAGCTTCCATCAATTCAGTGTTGATTTCAGATCTAACGAATGATAAGTCAGCCAACATCTCTTTTGAAACCTTGATGTAAGCAGCAATTTTCTTAACTTCCTCAGATACCTCCTCATACTTAACCTCTCCATTGAATTTTGCACCAGCCTCATTTACCCATAGAGTTCCTTCAGCTCCTGGAGTAACGTTTTGAGTTTGTTGGATGTAAGTAACGAATTTTGATGTAGTTGTTCCTACATTAGAAATCTCACGTATTCTACGAATAGGACGTGCAATTCTGTTTACTCCTGGCTCTAATACACTCAATGCAACATTACCAGAGTAATCTCCATCAATTGTAGTGTCAGTCTTAACATCCAATGTAATTCTGTTACCTTTCTCAATTGAGTCAGTGATAGCCTTAACATTGTCAGAATAAGTCTTAACCAATGCCTCTTTTAAAGTCTTAGCTCCTTGAGTCTTAGGTGCATCAACTGCCTTCTCAGACATAGCCTCAATACGACCTTCCATTTTAGCAATAGCTTTCTCCATTTCAGAGTTCTTAACTTCGATAGACTTGAAGTTATCAAGCTCGCTTTTCAATTGTGCAACCTCATCCTTTGTAGGAACTGTTGCCATTTTTTCAGAGAACAAACCGTTGATTTTTTCAACAACTTGCTCAGGTGTTAAATTGTTTTCCATTTTGTTTTTAAATTAAAAAATTAAAGTTTACTAATTACCTCACTCCAGTCGAATCCTTTTTGTTCCGGCTCATACAATTCAACAGAATGGCTTTCCGGTTCTGTTTGTGCGAGTAAAGTCAATTGACTTGACAGGAAGTTGGCTTTCATTTCGAGTTCATACAAACGCTCATCTGAGCCCTTACCATTTGCCAGGGCTTTGATTACTGTTTGTAAATCATCTGAAATCTTATCTATATATGTTTTTTTAGTTTCGCTTTTCATGATGTCAACCACATTAGTCAACTCATTTGCTCCAAAGGTAACAGCAGAACCCTCCCAAAGTTTAACCTCTTGGAGTAGTGTAAATCCGCCCAATGGATTGGAACTATCCTTAACAAATTTAGTCTTATCAGATACCCTTTGGAATCCTACTGAATGCTCCTTTATGATGCCCTCTTGATAGTCTCTCCATGCATCCTCTCCCATTGTTGAGGTCCCTAATCTACCAACAGCAAAGAGTCCATTGTCATCCTCTTGTAACTTACTGAATACTCCGATCTGTTTCTCCCAGTCATGATGTCTTAAGAATGCAATCTTACGATTTGATGCAGCCTGTGGTCCTCTCTCTTGGATGGACTTTTTAAACGCACCCTTTTGGATCACATCATTATCAGAGTCTACATTACCAAACTTTGCCAAATAGACAGCAACCTCCCTTTTGGAGGAGTCCATGTCTTTAATTTCAAAGCCGCTTTTTATCTCATATTTACTCATACTCTTTGTA